AGAATAACAGCACTAAGACCTTCTTCTTTGATACCATTTACCATCCAATCGATGATTTTAGATTCTGCCTCATATGCTTCTTTTGCTTCACTGATAATTCTGTCTCTAAATTCATCGTCAAATAATTCTGGATATTCCTCTCGGATAGTATTGATAATTTGAGCACCAACCATACCATGAATATTCTCTTCATTACGTGTGTACTTTACTTGTTGATCTGTGTCCTTAAGAACATTTTTAAATCTAGCGAACCAATTAATAACGTAAAATTGGGAGAATAATGAAACATTTTCGACAAATAAAGTAAAGAGAGTCAAAGCATAAACATATTGTTTTTTAGAATCTTTATAATAACGATGAGTATATTTTTTAAGATATTTTACTCTACCTTCGATCCAATCGAGTTTTAGGTTTTCTTCAAATACGTTTTCCAATCCAAGTGTGGAAATCAATCTTTCATAGGCATTATTATGAATAACCTCAGTGTTAGCCATAACGTATCCAAGATCTTGTAATGATGGGTGTGGGAGATTCTCTCCTAATTTTGCCCAAAAGGTTTTTACTGCAATTTCAATTTGTCCAATTGCTGATAATGTGCGTATAACAATTTCTCTTTCTTGATCTGTTAGACTGACTTTAAATTGTTGAACATCAGACTTAAATGAAAATTCTTTATCGGTCCAAAAACCGTTATGCATACTTTCAATAAATTTTTCTGTCCAAGGATAATTGTTTGGTTTGCGTGAGATTTGTTCTTCGAAAATCATATGTGGTATATTTAATAGACTATCTCGAATTGTCTCTCATTTTTTCCGTTTGGTCAATACTTTTTTTTGCTTTAAAATTTTCTTTTGAAGTTCCGATTTATATAACTTATTTGCCAATATTTTTAGAAAGTAAGCCATATCCAATGAGTCACAAACATTTACAATTCTACTTTCTATGTATTTGACCATAGTTTCCGAATAATCTGGAAATAAATAATGCACACATTCGTGATATGCCGTGGATAATAATTCTCTTCTATAATCAATTTCCAAGTCAGTCCAATTACAAGAACCCTCATATTTGTACATTTTTTTAAGTTGAAAAAACTCAGCAGGTTTTCTTTTCACTAGATTTATACATTTTTTATGTATCGCTTCAATTTCTGATTTATTAAGTTTTTTCATATCTAGTGTACTATTTATTTTTAAACTCTATTGTAAAAAAAAATATTTCTTGATTGTTTTAGAAATTTGAATATAGTGGGTAGTGTATGTTATCTCTGAAGAAAAATCAAATCCAAAATATTGTTATTGAAGAAAATCAAGAATCTTTTTATAATACAATAAATGACAATGAGTTTCCAATTAAAAAGTACATAGAAAAAAAATATAATTGTTGTCCTGGATTTTTTTATACCGATGATGAATTTACAATTGATGCTCTTAAGTTCTTAATTGATAATTCAAAATTGTTGTCATTTACGTCAGTAGGAAAGATTTCAAATATTAAAAATGATTTATATAATTCATTGAGGGGAGGTAGTTTTTGGTTCTTATACAAAAATGTTTATATAAGAATTTGTATGAAAAATCAACCAGATGACAATGACACGTTTCACAACACTAGTCTTTCCGTTTCTCCTAGAATTATAGAAGGAGAGGAGCAAATTGAAGAAACTGCTTACGATAATAATAATAAAATATTTTCCATTTTATTTGTTGCTCCAATAACAGTTCAAAAATATCCAATAGAAGACTTTGAACCATTTATCTTGAAAAAAACAAAAGGAAGAATTCATATTTTTATCAAAAATCAATACGGTGAATATGATTTTGAACCTATTAAATTAGACATACCTAAAGATATGGATATATCTCTTAATTATGGAAAAGAATTTGATGATATAAATGAAATTATTATAAACAGACTATCTCAAAAATCTAGCGGTTTATATATGTTTCATGGATTACCAGGAACCGGAAAAACAACATATATTAAATACCTTGCAAATACAATAGATAGAGATTTTATTTATGTACCTACTAATATGTTAGAGTATTTTACAACAGATCCCAATAGTCTGTCTATGTTGCTTCACAAACCAAATTCTGTTTTGATTCTAGAAGACGCAGAAAAAGCAATCTTAAAGAGAGATGACGGGGGAAGTTCATCTGCTGTTTCTTCTTTGTTGAATATGTCGGATGGTATTATGAGTGATATTATGAAAACAGCAATTATTGTAACATATAATTGTTCAAGACATGATATTGATGAGGCTCTTCGTAGGAAAGGAAGAATGCAGATGGATTATGAATTCGGATTACTCAATAAAGAAGATTCTATAGTACTAGCAAACAGTTTGAATTATCCAGAATCTTTTATAAAAGATGAAATAAAAGATCCTATGTCTCTAGCAGACATTTATAATCTACAAACAAAAGTAGATTTCTTAAATAAAAAGAAAAAAGAAAACAAAGTTATTGGATTTGGACAATAATATGATTACTCCAAATCTAGACACTTTAATAGAATTATATGATTCCTTTTCGGATATAAAATTTTTTGAAAAGAATCACACATACGAAATAGGAGGTAAATCAGCAAAAACATCAGTTTCTGGTCTTATTTCTAAATATGAAAAACCATTCGATAGTAAAACAATAGCAGCAAGAGTCGCAAAAAAAGAAGGAGTTTCTACAGAAACTATTTTAGAAAAATGGGAAAAGAACAAAAACTACTCTTGCCATAAAGGTTCAGAATTTCATTTACATGTTGAAAATTTTTTAGAACGTAGAGTTGTTCCTATAGATAAAGAAGCATTTGTTAATTTCATGTCACCAAAAGGAGAACTTTTTCCTTGTGAGGAATCTGATATAGAAAATTATTACAAAGAAATGGCCATTCTAATAAGAAACTTTAGAAATTTCTATGAATGGTGGAAAGAAGATCATATCCTTATAAAGTCAGAATTCGTCATTGGAGACAAAGAAGCAATGATATGTGGAACCATTGACAATCTTTCTTATAATAAAAAAACAAAAGAATTTGTAATATTCGATTATAAAACAAATAAAAAAATTGAAAGAAAAAATTCATATGGAGAAGTTTTTTTAAAACCATTTGATCACATTTCAAAGTGCGAACATACAAAATATAGCTTTCAACTTTCGTTATATAGTTTGATATTTGAAAGAAATTCTCCATTTAAGGTTAACACTTCTTATATAGTTTGGGTTGCAGGAGAAAATGATTATGAATTGATTTCTCCTATAGATTTAAAAAAAGAAGCAACTATTATGTTATTGAATGGTAAATAGTATTTAATCATGACAAACAAAGATTTAATATTATTAGAAAACGCATACGTAAAAGTTTTAGAAGAAGCAAAGAAAAAAGTAAATCCTTTTGCAGTTGCAAAATCAATTGCAAAAGAAAAAGATCTTAGTCCTGAAAAAGAAGAAAAAATTGTAAAAGGTGTTAAAAAAAGTGCTAAAAAATATGGAAAAAATATAACATCAAAAACAATTAAAAAGAAAAAATAAATTTTTTTTGTTGAAATGTAATAGTAATAAGGTAAATATTTTTAAATAAACATATGTCATTCATGAAATCATACCTCTCAGTATTAAACGAAGATAAGAACTCCAGCGTTGCTGCTGATAACACCGGAGAACTTGATGGTGCAGAAAATGCAAAAAAATTCCAAAAAAATTCTGGTCCAGAATCTGTTAAAGAAGTAGAGAAACCAGTTAAAGGGCCTCATTCTGAACAAGAAGCAGATTCGCTTCCAAAAGCAGTAAATAGTGAATCTAAAAATCCTTTTGATCTTATCTATAATAAAATCTTAGCACAAGAAGCATTTGGAGAAGAAGGAGAAGGAGATACATTAGATTTCTCTGGAAACATTGACGGTTCTGATGATTTAGGAATGGAAGACGACATGGGTGAAGAAGAAATGGGTGAAGACGAAATGGGAGAAGAGGGTGAAGAAGAATCCGAAGAAGTAACTCTTCAAACTGTTTTAGATCATCTTAAATCCGCAGTAGAAGCATTAGAAGCACTAACCGCTCATGAAGAAGAAGAGGGTGAAGAAGAAATGGGTGAAGAAGAAATGGGTGAAGAAGAAATGGGCGATGAGGATTTTGGTGATGATCTAGGTGATGAAGATCTCGGAGAATCTGTAGATGCTGAAATCGAAGGACATGCATTAGTAAATCAACCAAAATTAGACATAGGCATGACAAAACAAAAAATAGCAAAAGGTGCTGTTCCCGTTTCTAAGAAAAAGGGTCAAGTCGTAAAAGGAGCTAAAGCAACTGGAAAACCAGAAGCTTTCAAAGTAAATCCACAAACACTTACAAACAAAGCCAAACAAAATACTGGTGGAGTTAAAGTAGGTAAGGGATTATTTGATCAATAATCTTTTAAAAATATAAAATTTAAAAAAATCCGACATTTTAAATGTCGGATTTTTTTTTGTTAATTATAGTAAGTATATTTATGGAAAAATTTTCATCCTTCTTTAATTCGTCAAAAGAAACATCCACACCAAATACTAGAAAACATAGTCAAAATGCAATAAGATCTATTACTAGAAAGCATCAAAATCAAGTTCCTAGAATGTATGGAAATGAAGGTAAAAAAGCACATCCATTAATAGATAGTATAGTAAAAAACAATAAACACGGACAGTGGAATATCAGTCCATTAGACGGTCAAAATATTGTAAAAACATATGGTATAAATCATAATCCCAATGCATCATATACAAAAGCTATTAATAAAACAAACATATCAATAAACTATGATGCTAATACTAAAAAATTTACACTAAGTAGATTTAAATAAAATATTATGGAAAAATTAAGATATTTAAATAAAGATTTAAATAAATCAGAAAGAAATAATTTTTCTATTTGGTGGAGAGAACAGATTAATATATTTGGTCAAGAAGTAACATATTATACTAATACCACAAGCATAACAGCATCCAATGTTCTTTATGGAGAACAACCAGATGCTGGATTTGAAAACGGAAAGGAATTAATAGTATTATTAAATTTAAATAATGATGCTTTATTACTTTCTAAATTCGGAATATTAGCAGATAGTGATATGTCTGGAGTAATACACCCACAAGATTATACAAAAATATTTGGAGAATCTAGTGAACCAAAAGCAGGAGATTTAATTAAACTTTCCGAATATGGAAGTGATCGATTAAATTATCCAAAAAGAGGACCAACAATATATCAATTAACAGAAGTTATAGACGAATTTCAAGGAAATCCAATAGCAGGACATTATGTTTGGTTCTTTAAAGGTAAGAGGTATGAATATAGTTATGAAAATAACAGTCCAGGATCTGGTATGGGAAATAATCCATTAAACGATAATGATGCTGCTAATGAAGCGGGATTGAATAATTTCGACTATGAAAATGACAATCCATGTGATAATACTTCTGTTTATGGAAATTACTAAATAATTTCAATCTTTAAATTATCTTTATACTCTTCTTCTGAATAACAAATTTCAATATTATAATCATTTTCTAATATTTTTTTGAAAAATATGTTTTCAGTTGATGCTATGTAATTGTGGATAGCTTTTGGTTTATATACAATATGTTCTGGATCAATACCCTTTTCTTCTGCTTTATCTGCTATAATATTAACAGCTTCGTATAAGGAAAGCCATCTAGCAAGAACAGATGCTTTTTTCTGTGCAATTTCCCATAATAAAATAGGAGTGTCATTTGATTTAGTTTTCATATATTTAATTAACTTTAAGATCAGAAGAAAGATTTGTATTCATAATAGGTTCAGTTATTCTAGAAACTGTAAAATTTATAGTAACCAAATTCTTTTTATTACAACTAGTACATACAAATTCCACACGTTCATTATCGTCTGGAATGAAAGTTATTACGTTATGTTTTTTACAATAGGCACATTCTAGTATAGAAGACAATTGTTCAAGTTTTTCCAATTCTTTCTGTCTTGTTATTTCCCTAAAGTAATTATTGATTATATTACCTATAAAGCTAAACATAACATATTGAATAATAATAGACAATATAATAGAAGCTATAAAATTACCATTTAGCATCCAAACACCTAGTCCGACAATACTAGATGTTAATACCACAAAAAAAGTGGAAGTCATAAAAGACAATATTTCTTTTTTAATTTTCATTAAAAGAATATTACTCGTTTTCTTTGTACTTGTAAAGAAAAAAGTTTTACGATGGTGATTGTGGGGGTAAATCACTAGCTAAATTAGCAACTCTAACTATATTATTACCAACTTTTTGTATTCGTAAAAGAGAGCCTTTTAGTAGTTTTAATAAAATTTTAATAACACTTCTCTGTTTTGTATTTAACGAGGGATTCTCCTCAATACATCTATTAAGTTTATTAAATGCCGAAATTAAATACACAAACGCATCAGCAAGATCAACAGAAACCGTTTCTAACGGCCAAGGCATGGATGGTATTCCTTGTGGACTAGGAGCCGTCGGAGGCATAACAGGAGGTGATCCCGCTTGGTATGGGAATGAATATCCATTAGAAGAAGAATATGGTTGATAATCTTTTCTAGGAGATTCACTAGCACCTCCATACTGACGATTATTCCAAAGACCGTCCAACTCTTCTTCTAATGTTTTTTTCAAATTCATTGTTAATTTGTTTTTCCCATTTTTACTAAATTTCCACATCTAGAACAAGTCCATCTGCAAATATTCTCAACTTCTTTTGTATGTTGATTTTGTACTGGTGTTACTTTTCCAGATACACTTGCTCCACAAAATGTGCAAGAAATTGGTCTATTAGTAACTGTGTTGTATGATGTAGTATTCATAATAGCTACTTACTTACCTTCCGATGGTTTCCAAGTATCTTTTAATTGTTCTTGTATCGTGGGTTGTAATTCTTTGAACTTATGAGTTATATATTTACAAAGTTCAGATCTAACGATGTCTTCTTCGCCTAATTCCATACAATAAATTCCATGTTCTTTGGATTCATCATTGTTAAATAAATCATAAACCCTATTAAATCCAGATTTACCCACAGGAAGATCACTTTGTTCTGGATCTCCGCATAAAAACACTTTTGAAAACTCACCAATACGACTCATGATGGTGTGAATTTCTCTTTTAGAGAAGTTTTGAATTTCATCTGCACATACAAATTTAGCAGAAAAATGTAAACCCCTAGCAAAATTGATAGGACAAATCGTAAGACGATTATCCTTTTCTAGTTTATCTAATTGAGGTTTATTTAGAAGTTCTTCAAATTTATCATGAAATGGAGTTAAATAAACTCCAAATTTTTCAGCAATATCACCCGGCAAGAATCCAAGTTTAGAATCAGAAGACTCTACAGCAGATCGTACCAATACCATATCAGAAACCCTCTTCATATTAAGCAAAGTAAGTCCACAGTACATTGCCAATGTTGTTTTTGAAGTTCCAGCAGGACCCTTTAAAAACAATACTTTAGTCTTTTTATCTAGAAAAATTGATATAATTTCTTTTTGTTTTTCAGTCCAAGGAAGATTTTTTATAGTCAAATCAAATGAGATTTTGTCTCTTTGAAAGGCATATGGAGAGGTATCTGTTTCGTTGATTTGTTTTTCGTGGGTTATTCTTCCAGATTGTTTTCTTTCAGAACTGTTTTTTGGACGAGTTTTTTTGCTCATTAAAGTTATTTACTAAGTTATAAAATATTTTTTTATATTAATTACTCGATGCGTTAAGTGGATTATATTGCTTTGCGTTGGGTTGTGTATTAGATTGAACAACTGGTTTAACTGTAGATGAAGTGTTTGTGGGTGTTGTGGGCTTGTTTTCATCTTTTTCGGAAGAGTTTTCAGATGGATTTAATTTAGTTGCTAATGATAAAAAACTTTCTAGTTCTTTAGGTGATAAATTTGGATTATCGGGATTGTCTTTGATTTTATCAAAAGCACTATGTAGAGGATCCGTAGAATCACCCATAGGGGAATCGAATAAATCAGAAGCCAATGCTTTGGCGGTAGGATTGGAATTTAATTTTCCATTATTACTAACTGCGTTTTTAATAGTATTAATGGCATTTTTAATCAAAGGATTTTCATTATCTTCTAAAATATGTTTAGTAGCATTTATAAGTATTTTATCGAATTTTTTCATTACATATATAATTATACTTAAAAAAAATAAATTTTCAATAAAAAAGGAAAAATTAAAATATAATGATCAAATCGAACACAATCAGAGGTAAATAGTATTATAAATTATGGCAACAAGAACAATATCATCTCCCGGTGTACAAATAAATGAAGTAGATCTCAGTGTAATTGCTAGACCAAGTGGTGTAACTAATACATTCATTACTGGTTTTGCAAAACAAGGTCCTACAGATGAAGTTATTAACGTTGGAAGTCTTACTGAATATGAAAGCATATTTGGAACTCCTACAAATTCTTCAGAACGTTATTTATATCATTCTGCTCGTCAGATTTTAACACAATCTACTACAAATTTATTAGTAACAAGAATGCCATACGGATCTGGTGCTGGTGAAGGATTTTCAAATCAATATACTGCTCTTGTATATCCTCTTTCTTCAGATGCAGCAACATATGAAGCGTCAACTGCATTTAAATTATTACCACCAAAATCTATTTTATTAACAGATAGTCAATATTTAGATATCTTAGAAAATAATATATCATGGGGAGATTCTTATGTTGATGACAACATAAATTCCTTTGATGACATAGCTACCAAAGGTGGTTTAGTTATTTTAGATTCTTACAAAACATCTGTTAATAATCTATATGAGGGTTATTATATAGGAATAGCAGACAATTCCGAAAACAATCCTGCAAGTGATTTTTTAAGCATAAAGGGGATAAAATCGGTAAATTCTATAGATGCTGGAGGAAATAAACAAACATTTACAGCTATTCCATCATCTCGTTTAAATTTCTCGCTAACACAATCATATAGTAGTTCGCAAAATAGTATTTCACAAATAGTTGAAAACTTCCCTAAATTTGATTTTAGTAAATCAACATACAATGATTCATTAACTGTTATGTTGTTTAAATTAAGAACAACAATGTATGCACATGATACTGTTATTTTGGATTCTGTATTATTAGAGGGATACACCGGTTCTTTATACAATAAGAGAACACAAAACAATGTAAATGGTGGAGCACCTATTACTTTTAATTTAGATACATTGATAAATAAATCCTCTCCTAATATTAAATGCATAACAAATCCCTTTATTTCATCTACTGGAAACTGGATAAATTCTAATGGTTCACCAGCAAAAACAGTTAGAACAGATGCTGATACAAAAAACTTGTTCTCTAAAGGCGTATATATTTCTGATACAAGCACAGTTGCTTCTGGTATTGGAAATGTTCCTGAAAAATTACAAAGAATTTTAAATAACATTGATAATCTAGATATAGACGTAGATGTTATTGCCGAGGCTGGATTGGGTTCTATCTGGGTTGGAGCAAAAGAAAGATGGAAAGATAGTAATTTTGGAAATTCAAACAGTAGCGAACCATATATATATGATGAATATTATCATGTAGATACTTCGATTCTTAAAACACAAACCAACGATCCTGTCGGTGGAATTGCTGAAGATTATCAAGACATTGCTATGCAATTTGTAGCATTTGCTGATAAAACAAGAAAAGATCACGTATTTATTGCAGATCCTCTTAGACATATTTTTGTACAAGGAGGAAATGGAAAGATTTCAAAGAATAAAGACTATATATTTTCTACGGACGTTTATTGGCCCTTGAAAAATCTATACGGTGGAAATCCAACTAGCTATGCTGCTGTTTATGGAAATTGGTTGAAAACTAATGACGTTTCTGCTGATAAACAAGTATGGGTTCCTTCCTCTGGTTTTGTTGCTTCTGTGTTTGCTAATACAACACAAAATGCATTCCCTTGGGTTGCCCCTGCTGGATTTAATCGTGGTACTCTCAACAACGTATTAGACGTAGCAATCAATCCTACACAAAAACAACGTGATTTATTATACAGAATTAATGTAAATCCAATTGCATTCTTCCCCGGAGATGGATATGTTGTTTTTGGACAGAAAACACTATTTAATAAACCATCTGCTTTCGATAGAATCAATGTTAGAAGACTTTTCTTAACACTTGAAAAAGCTACTAAAGCGGTTTTAAAATACTATTTATTTGAAGGAAATACATTCACTACAAGAACTAGAGTTGTTAATTCCTTAGCACCTATATTCACTCAAGCCAAAAACAATGATGGTTTATATGATTATAGAATTGTATGTGATGAAAGAAACAATACTCCAGATGTAATCGATAATAATGAAATGAGATTATCCATCTACATTCAACCAGTTAGAACCGCTGAATTTATTTTAGCAGATTTCGTTGCTACACGCACTGGTGTTAATTTTAGTGAACTTATTGGATAACCTTTTAAGATAAATATATACATATGGCAAATCTATTTCAAAACCAAGACATAAATAACTTCTTTCAGAACGCTATTAATAGAGACTTCGCAAGAACAAATCTCTTTCGTGTTCTTTATATAACATCAGGATCATCGAATATTGTTTTTGATGCTAAAGATTTGGTGTACATAACTACTACATCTCTTCCTAAAAGAGCAATAAACAACGTTTCTGTTCCATTCATGGGACTTAAATTTAATGTTCCAGGAACTGCAAATTATCCTGGAAGTGAAGGCTGGAATGTAACATTCAGAATGCCTCAAGATTTAGGAATTCGTAAAAAATTGGAACTTTGGACTAGAGCAACATTTGATGATGCAACAAGTACTGGTTCGTATGAAGTAAAAAATTTAGGTAGTGTAGGAATTGCCTTAATGGGTAAAGACGGAAACGTACAAAGAGTTTATAACTTAGTAGGTGCATATTGCACTAATATAGGTGATTATAATCTTGATGTTACTGCTGCTGGTGAAATTGTTACTTTACAAGCAACAATTGCATACCAATATTGGGTACAACCAGAATCTTCTCCTCTCATAATCCAATAATAAAATAGTTATTTAGTATAAGTATTTGGAAATGGCTTCAACAGGTCCTATACCCTACTATTTAGATATTTTAAGTCAATGGCCGTCTGCTATTGCAATAGATAGTCAGTGGTTTTTGTCTATAAATTTTGATTCTTTGCCTATATTAAAAGGTGATATAATAAATCTAGTCAGAGAATATGAAAATGGATCATCTGATTCTGTTGATTGGGATGTATCTTCAAGTGTTATCAAAACTCTGATATCAAAAAAATATCAGAGTGGACATGAGTTTCTTGCTTGTGTATTTGCAGAAGGTGTTACTTTACCATCGGATAGTGTAGACGCAAGTAATAAAGGCGTATCTCATGCGGGATTTCAAGGAGCATCTACTGTTAGTAAAAGAAATGATTTTAAAACATTTT